CCACATTGTGTCAACAAAATCTGCTGCTTCTTGGCTTGCAACAAGAATATTGTTAATTTCAAGGCGGTTAAGTACAGCATCTACAACAGTTTTTGAAAAGTTGAATCTGAAATCGCTGCCCTCATAGCGAAACATCTTGAACCAACGCTGATTAGCGAATACTTCTCCATTAACACCTTCGTAGTAGGCTTCAGCTTGCTTATAACCTTCTCTTTTGGTAATGATTTGTTCGAGGGCTACTCTAATATCTCTCATTTTATCTCCTTAAGTAATTTAATTGTCGTGCAAGTACCTTTGGTGCCTTATTATCTAAGAAGTATAGTACACCAGAGACAACAGCATCGAGTACGTCGTCATGTGAAACCTTTGGGAAGGAATACATTTGTTCTTCAAGCACAGGAAAGTGAGATGTATGTCTAACTAATCCCTGTTGGTAAAAGTTTAAAGCTTTACCAGCACGAATTTGCTTAGATACAGATTGCTTAATTGATCTATATCGTACTGGAATATCCTTAAATACGTCCTGCCATAAGTCTCCGCCTTGGTTTGTTTCAACATAAATGACGCCTGGGTCATAGATATCAACAAGACTTGCAACTCGTTCTGCTAATTCAGATGGAGATACTTTCAGCTGAAAAGCATCTCTCACATAAATATAGTTATCTTCTCCTCTGCTCAATACAGCTATACCTGTATAGTCAGAAACTTTATTCTTTGTTACCGCTGGATCGATAGAAATGATTGTATTTCCATACCATTCAATATCATCCACAATAACATCTTCATATGTCCAGAAATTACCATCTGTATTTACTGGTTTATTCATGTAGTTCTTGGCAAAGTCACGTAGGTGACGCTGGCTTTGAAGCCACTCTAGAGACCACTTCTCAGGCCATACGGAGCGTTCTGAGCCATCTTCATTGGTCATGATAGCTGGGTAGTAGTGGACGTTCACGTTCTGGTCTGTAATCCACTGTAAAGCTTGATCTCGTTCACCTTCAGCATGCTTGCGGAACTGGTCCATCATAGAGTTAGGCATCGTAGTAGTGCCTATAAGAATCATTCTAGCATAAATATTCATAGGCGCAATATCATCAAAGACTGTGTTCATCTGGCGACCTGCTTGATACTCAGAGTAATTCTTTTCACCCTTTTCAATATCATCAAGAATGATTAGATCAGGACGCTGACCAAATACTTTCTTACCTAACGAGTTTGTATCAATACCATTAGCATCAAAAATAAAACCATTTCCTTGAATGATGCGCCAGGAGTTGGAAGCAAGTGATCGTCCAGTGCTGCCGACGATTTTAGAAGTACAAAGTTCTGGGTAATCAGCTCGTAGATACTCATTTGTCTCCAATTCGTTCTTAAATGTCATTAAGTGCGTTTCCGCTTGAGAAGCAGCATCTGAGAATGCAGCAGCAAATTTAATATGACCATGGGCGGCGGCCCACATTGGAAGAATTAAGAAGATCCAAGTTGACTTGCCACATTCTCTAGGAGCAATAAATGCATCACGATTAGATTTAGGCTCAGTTGGCTTATTGATCCAAGTCTTTCCATATTCAGCTAAGTTCCAGTGAAATTCAGAAAGAGTGATTTCTCCTTGGGAGTTCTGCAAATGTTCTGGCAAATATAGCAGAGCAAATAACATTGGATCGTATTTAGTTAATTCCCGTCGACCTTCTGAAAATTTCAGTAGTTCAGGATTAATACCTTCCATATGTTTTGATATAGTACTCATTTTACCTTCCAAATTTTTTTACAGTTCCACATAAAATTTAAAATTTGTCAATAGAGGATTGGGTGGTATCTCTCAATGTATTCTTAATAGATTCATTACGAACTTTGGCTTCATTTAGCATATCTATGATTGCTAGATCTGAGCCATCTTTGCTTCTATTCTCATTAATATTGGTAGATTTACCTTCAATTAGATTGATAGTCTGAATAGCCTTATGTATTGCATTGGATAACTTATTAATATCATCTGATATTAGGTTATCTTCATATAGCATCTCTACTGATCTATCTATTACTGCCTGTGCCGCCAATACTTTCTCATTATCTCTATAGAAAATGTCTAATTGTTTAGACATAACTGCTAATGTATTAGCTGTAGGCATATCTATATTTCTTTGTACATAGAACTTCTTTGCCGTATGATATGACTTAGGATACCCCAAATATCTCATAGCAGGGCCAATGCCCATTTCATTTGCACATTCTATAAATTCGCTTACTTGTTCTTCAGTAAATACGGGATATCCCATTATATATTCTCCAATTGTCGACATATAGATATATCTTTTAACATATATTTGACAAACGGGCGCACATTTGCGATCATTCCTACATATATATTAAATACTACATCCATGCAATCTACTTCTTCTTAATCTTTCCTGTTGCAAATAAGATAGCAACAGTTTGTTTTCTTGATGCTGAACCTAATGATTGTCTATTTCCAGTATATGCTGGAGGTTTAGGCTTCTTCTTGAACTTGTTAAGATCTAGCTTTTCCTTTGGTCTCTTTATTGATACTCCTGGCTTAGCCGCTTTCTTTTGTTCCTTAAGCATCTGCTCTCTTTGGTTCTTTGCTAACGCTCTGGCTAGCTTATTCACTATAGGTTTCTTAGTTTTTGGCATTACTTTTTCTTCTTCTTATCTGAGTTTTTAATTGGAACCTTTATGCCATTGATGGTTCTTACTATAATGTCTGATAAGCTTCCTGGTCCGCCCGCTGCTGGTCCACGCTTGGGTGATCTAGCCACAGCTGTGCTTACCTTACGTGAAGCTAATGAACCTGTTACTCTTCTAGCCTTAGTTGCTGTCTGAATTGACTTGTACTTTTTGACCTTTGGAGCCTTCTTTTTTACTGCCATTTCTTTTCTCCTTCTTCTTTCTTTGGTGATCTATTTCTCGTCTTATTCCGTGCTTATTAATATCTATTATTTTAGCCACTATTAGCCCTTTTTGCCTCTTATGTGCTTATTGTAGTATTTTAAAGCAGATGATGCAGAACCTGATAATCCTTTTTTGTCAGCTGCTGATAATACACCTAAACCGATTGATCTACTTCTACCGTTTTTCTTTTTAGATTTTTTAAAGGTAATTACACCTGTATCTCCAGAAAGTGCAACTGTTCCTGATTTAGATTTTAATATTTTTGCTTTAGCTGGTTTTGTAATCTTTCCACCTAACTGCTTTTGTGGTGTTGCCATTTTGTTCTTTGGAACTTTAATTGGTTTTGATGGTTTAACTGCCATTATCTTTTACCCCTTTTTCTTTTTGATTTTTCTACTAATCCTGATTGTGCTATTACCCTACCAGAAGACATTTTTTTATATTTTGGAATTATTTGTCCACCTGTAATAACTCCAGCAGATCTAATAGCTTTTTGATGTAATTCATTCTGTAATTGTGCTCTTTGTTGATTTTTTGGACTTGCATTTTTTGGCATTACTCTTGCAATACTTCCGCCAGAAACTCTCCTGGTACCATTTGTTCCAGATGCTCCTGGTCTTGAATGATATATAACTCCAAATGCTGTGACCTTAACTTTACCAGTTGCAGGATTTTGTTTTAAACCTTTATAATAAACCTTTTCTGGCCTCATTACTTTTGCTTGAGATGTAAGGCTTTTTGATCTTCCAACCCTTTTTTGAGGAACTGTAGGATATTGTACAACTGATCTTTCTCTTGCTTGAATAAATTTAGTGGCTTCATTTCTAGCTCTACTTATTTGTTGTGGTGATAAACTTTTTTTTAATTTAGTTTTTGATCCTTTGACTGCCATTATTGCTCCTCGTATAACTGATCTAGAAAATCTTTTAGTTTTCCCGCCACATTGAATCCGAACGTTTGTTCGTAGGTTTCAACGTCATCATAAATTTCTACTGTCATAGACAATATCCCTGCTGGATGATAGAAAACATCTTTGGCGTAAGGATAAAGTCTTAATCCTGAAGCTTTATTAACAAAGGCGTCTCTTGGGTCCATATAAGTACAATTATACTATAAAAGAAAGAAATCCAGCGATATAATCACTGGATCTCTATACCTAGGTGGAGTTTACTATGTTTGGCAACGTAGTAATATAATTATATCATCTTATTTCTATTAAAGGAAGAGTTCCAAGAAGTATTTATTTCTTTCTTTTTAGTCTTTGGTTTTGGATCGTAGTTAATAGTTGGATACCACCAAAAAGGATCTCTCTTCAATTGCCGCTGTTGGAAATCAAGTATCCATTCATTTATTACTTTGTCTAACTCTTCATCTGATAGTAAGATTATTTCTTCCATTTTATATGTTGACCAAAACGATTTAAGAGCCTTATTCTCCCTGACCGTTTTGCCTCTATTGTCGTGTTTGATCACATATTTAGCTCTTTTACTGCCTTTATCTGTTCTAGGATTTTTAATCATTTTTCTTCATCTTTCTAGATGCTAAAAATGAACGTTGTCTCCAGCATGGCTTACAATAAATATTATGTTTATCAGGACTAATAGATCTTTTACCAAATTGGCTTATAGGCTTTTCTAAGCCACAATCTCTGCACTTCTTAGACTGTCTATCATACTTTGGCTGTGCGGCCTTCATAGCCTCATTGTAGAGCTTATAATAGGCACTCTGGCATTGCTTACAGTAGCTGGATCTACCATCTCCGTATTTTCTATTACTTACATTAAAATTTATAATTTCTTTTTCAATAAAGCACATCGCACATTTCTTCATTATGTCTTTTCCAATCTTGGTTCTGTTTTGTCTTTAGTCTATGGCAATTTGCACATAGGGTCTGTAAATTAGATTCATCATTGTTTCCTCTGTTGCCATCAATATGATCTACATCTAGTTGTACTTTGTCTTCTGGGATAAACCCGCATCTTTCACAATGATCTTTTTTTCGCTTTTGTCCGTATTTGTGGCATCTCTGGCAACTTGTTCTATATACTGGAGTGCCCTTTTTGCTTATACCCTTAAGAGCTACAACATTTCCACATTCACAATTAGCTCTCATTTGAGACCATCCATCCTAAGCGGGCGGCGGGTTCCCCGCAGATACTACATTGGGCATCGTACCTAATGTAAAGTTGACAGGTTTCACAAAAATAAATAGTTCCTTCTACCATGAAAGCATCTCCTCAACCTTATCAACTGTAAAGATATTATAGACTAAAGGTTCGCTAGAACCTTTATCTTTTTCATTGTTAATTTCATTGTTATATTCATTGTTAGATTCTACCTGAGAGCATACCAATTGCTCTGGTATAGTACAGGTATACTCTGAGGAATTATTGAATCGTTGTTCTGAGGTAATAAAACCTCTATCTACCAATACTCTTTTAGCTTTGACTATGCTACTTACTGCTAGCCCTGTTTCTCGTGCTAGGGTCTTATTAGACGGATAAGCAGGCCCTTGATATTTCCAGTTATAATGGTAAGATATAGCAAGGGCAACAAGCTTTTGTGGTGCCGTTAAATCTGATGCAAATATCGCATCTCTATAATCATGGTAATCCATAGTATCTCCTTTCTGGTGAGATACTCTAATTATAGTATGTTATATATTATATGTCAAGATTTATTTATTCATAAAATGCACATATATTTCATGCTGACGCTGTTCAAGTCTATTTATTTGATCTTTGATTGATGTGCCAGAATTAGGGATAAGTTCCTTTAAATAATGTTTAGTTAGCCATTTAACTAGTAGTACTAATTGTACTTGGATACTTATGATCCCGCCAATTATTGCTAGTATAAGTTGAAATGTGGTCATTAAATGTTTCCCTTAGTTTGAGCTAAACGATACTTGTATCCATCCTGGATTCCGCCTGGTCCTAGATATGGGGCTGACATTGTTACTTCCCATTCTCCACCACCAGCGTACATTGTATTTCCTAATGCATCAAGAACATTCTTTATTTTACCTTTGATCTGAAGAATATCTCTTGTGTCTATAAATACAGAACCAAGATCAGTTCCTGTTACTGTTGCAGCACCACCAAGAGCCAAGTCAGATGACATGGATATTCTAATCTTTACTGGTGTAGTAGCGTATACATTTTGTGTAACTCTACCATCCGCAGACGTGACTGTTTTATATGAATAATAGTCAGCTACATATGGAAACTTTCTGGTGGTGTTAAATTTCATTAGAGAGTAGTCCAATCCACCTTGCGGTTCCACTGGAATATTTTGCCAGTTTTGATTGATCTTGATCTATTGAATGAAAGAGCACGAGCTGCAATAACAGCAAGTGGTGCTATAAATGGAGCAGAGTAATTACCGTCAAAGTTTTGTGCAGAGTCTCCAGAACCAGCACTTGTTACAGCAACTTGCTTGTAAATTACATCTTCATTCTCAAACATATATGCAGCTTGGTAAGCTGTCATCTTGTCTAGGACTAGAAGATCCGAAGGACTTTCAACATCAATTTCATCTCTACCAATATAAATCTCAATGATAGACTGAGCTCTTTTAATAAGGTCCAGCGTTACATCTAAGTTTGTATATTCTTTTACGTTATTAGCGGTTGTAAACATTTCCTCTTGTTCTCCTTCCTAGTTCACGAACTCTTATTGTATGAGTCGTTGTGAAATCTAGCTTGCCTGTTCCCTCTAATGATAGCTGAAGCACATAGTCTCCATCCTTATCAAAGAGGCTTCTATCTGTTGGCCATACAAAACCAATCTGACCTAAGACTTTATTTGTGGAAACAACTTGTGCTCCAGTTAAATCTACTAATTCATTATTACTTCCGACCATCTTTGCGGTTATAGTAGTATAAGTACCAAGATCAGCAGGTTCGCCATTCTCATCTTTTACTAATATAGACAATGGTGTGGCTGGAATTTGTCCTACCCAATATTGACTAATCATCTAATTATTTCCTTCCTTAAGTATACGATTGGATTTACGTGATGCAGATACATTACTACTTGATCTGGACCTTGTGTTACTGCGAATGCAGAAACTATTGTAGCAGTTGCGCTTGCTCCAGTACCAGCAAATACATTTTTGCCACCAAGACCAACAATTGTTGCTGATGCTTCCATAGGCAAGGCTAGTATCTTTCTGTCTGGACCCTTTGCTTGTGTTTCATTTATTGTTGCTGTTGCTATCATCGCACCAACCACAATAGAAGTTGGGTGATCTGCTGTTATTACTGCCTCAGCAATTGTTGCAGTTGCCTTCATTGCTGGAGCACCTACAACCTTTCCAGTTAATCTAACCTTGTCGGACAACCACCACAAAGCACGAGTATTTATGCTTGGAATAAATACTGTACCAGTGTCATATGTGCGACCAGTTATAATTTTAAATGTTTGCAGGTTTCCACCAGTTAATGAACTAGATCCTCCACCAGACGCAAAACGTCCTAAAGCATCACGAAGTCTTTCTCCTGCATTCATGTTGGTTAAACCAGTTCTTGTTCTAGTTCTAAGTGGATTTTGTAGTAATGTAGGAATATCTCCACCAACAAAACCCTTTAGATTTTGAGTTACTGGTTCAACTCTAGAAACAATATTATCGCCACTTAATGACCAGTATTGCTTAATTGCATTATTGTCATCATAGAGTGGAGGCTGCTGTGCTGTTCCAGCTTTATATTGTGCTCTTTGTGTATCGTTAATTATTTTAGCATTGTAAGCAATATCTACCCAATAATTTGATGCCATATCATATTGATGATATTCAACAAAAGATGTATTAAACTGTGGGTTTTCAGATGTAAATGAGTTTCCAACATTTTCTGAGAATGATACGAATATTTTTCCTCCAGTTAATTTGCCCTTTAGATTTGTTCCTACAGGCAAAGCAATTGTTGTTACATAATCCTTATATGGATTATCAACTTGAACATAAGAGTCATAATTTTGATTCCATATTTTCTTTGATAAAGCAGTGATTGGGATACCAGCCAGGACATCTTCTGGCTTTACAGCTTGATAAGGGAGTCTGAATCTAGGATTTCCAGAATCAGCAAACACAAACTCATCATCTATTTGTAAGCCATAAGGTCTATTTTCATATCTCTTATAAAGTCTATCTGGTCCGCCATATTCAAGAGCGTCAGCATTTTGATAGAAAGCATAGTCTGTCCAGATAAATGCATTGTCATCTGTTAGGTATTCAAGTTGATTGATCAGACGGTGTCTATCATTAAACCATGTGTCATACCAACCAGCACCATGTATATTGACTCCATCTATTGGAGTACCGTCTACTGCAACCCTGCCAGTTACTACTGGAGCTCTGTTATCAGAATATTCGTCTGCATAGAAATTTCCTTGATTTCTGAGAAGCGGAACTTCTGTTGCATCTGCAATAATTCCAAGATCTTTTGCAAGCTGTGGATTTGTTACAAATAATGATATGTTGTATGTATCTATAGCTTCACGCAAGTTGTTTATAAATTCAGCAAATAATGTTTTTTCTTGTATGTTAAAGTATTCGTCTACCTCTGTCTTTGAGTTAAGACCCATTTCGTCTTGCTCTTTAGACTGATCTGGATAGTTTCTAAAGAATATAGCATCATATTGATCTAACTCATATACATCTTCAAGTAGATTTAAATATCTGTAGTTATCTGTAACTGGATCAACATATGTTGTTCCATTCACTCCAGTATCTATTATTACTGATTCATTTAGTAATGGATGCTTGTCTCCACGATAAGTATCTCCAGAGTAGAATTCCTTTACTGGAAGTGGAAATACATCCCAGTCAAAGAATGTCTGTGTCTTATCAGTTAAATATGTTGTTAGTCCGTAGAATGTATCATAGTCAAATGGATTCCCGCCAACATCATGTCCATTTGAATCATTTACTCCAGTTGGAACAAATGGATTAGTCTCAGATCCAACATAATAGCCAGAATTTGAATCATATGTTGGCCAGAAGTAAAGCATTAATGCACGAGCACGATTGCCTTTACCTCTAGTTCCTGTTCCAAGAGCTATCGATGCTTCTGCAGGAGTTGCTTCAATTGGAGTAATTCCAAATGCTGCAAGATAGTTTATGTATGTTTCTCTTTCAAGAACAAATGATTCTTTATTTATTGCAATGCCTGAGATATTAAAGTCTGAGTAGGCATCAACATCATTTGAATTAAATCCAATTTGATTTGGAATATATGCTGTAGATCCATAACGCTGGATATCAAGTTCTCCATCAATCCAAACTTGAACTCTACTGTCGTCATCTCTGTATTGAAGAATTACATGGTGCCATTCTCCATCAGCAATATCTTTAAATCCAGTCCACGCAATAGCATCTGCACTTGTGTACTGTCCAAGTGTAGAATCTTTGACTTTTGTTAAAGCAATTTTTCCATCTTTAAGTCTAAATGCAGTTCTCTTATTTCTAGATACAGAACTTGAAGTGTCTCCAAGATAGTAACCAGCTGTAATAAACTGATTCTTCTTTGTTGTCTGAATCATTGCTTCCATGGTCCAGCCCTGAGTGTAAGTCTCTCTATCTGCGTAGGTTAAAGCAATATTTTTAAGGTTTAACGCTTTTCTATTTGTTGGATCAAAATATCCAGCAGAAGCTACTGGCAATGGGCTATCATATAAGTTGTATCCATAATATGCGTTTAATGGATTTCTATTTGATTGAGCTGTCCATCCATCATAGGATCCGCTTAAATAAATATTATCTGATGTGTTAAAGAATGTTAGCTTGCCACCAAATGCTGCTGACTGATAATCAACATCAAGAAGTCTTTGATACCACTTGTCATCTGTTATCAAATAGTAGGCTGGTGGCAACGCAAAGAACGCTGTTGCATTTAATGACTGTGGTTTAATTAATGCACCAAGAGTTGTAGATATTGTTGGTTGAACAATATTTGCATTTGCAATAAATGGATTAGCGTTCCAGAATCCTGGAATTAATACTTCAGCTTCTGGGAATTCTGCAGATGCATTCATATGCTGTGCACCGTTATATTCACCAATATTAAATGTAACATCTTCAAATAATGCTGAAGCTGTAAATACATCTGAAGTAATATTTACTGTATCTGTTGCCTCATAATTTGGATTTTGGAATAATGCCTGTCCAGTTAATGGAGTTATGAATGGAAATACAGCTCCTTCTTCTGCAGTTGCTATCATTACATTTGCAGAAATTGTTGGGCCATATCCAGCTTGATATGCTGGATTTACAAATGTCGCATTAACTGCACCTGGCCCATCAATTGCTAATGACTGCCATAATTCAAATACCTGCTTATCTGACAATGTGTAGTCAAATATAAGAGCTTCATCAATATACTTATCAACTGTAGCTGCTGAAGCACCAAGATATGCTGTTTCATATCCACCAATTGTATATGAGTTGGTATCTGAGAATGTTCCTTGAAGTGTTGTAGATGTTCCAATAAGCTTTCCATCTACATAGAATTTACCTGTGCTACCGTTTCTTGTAGCTGTGTAAAGGTGGTATCCACCAAATAATGATGTGTCATTGGAGTTAATAATTCTCCAGTTAGCTCCACCGCCAGGTGCTCCGAAGATTACCTGTGGACCAGAAGCTGCACCGTTAATCCAAATGTTAGCAGTTGAGAATGATCCCATTAAGCCAATGATCTGGTTATCTGAGCCTGATACTGTTCCAAATTTACCGTATACAGACATAGAAAGCTGGTTGTCAGAGAACTGGCCAGAAGACATTTGATATCCACCAGCAAAGCCTGTATCCTTATTTGTTACTCTATAAGCAAAGTTATTCTTTGTTGCATGTCCTGTTGAATAATTAGTTCCATAAATATCCATGCCCCATTTATCTGGCTCTGTTCCATAGTTAACTGGAGCACCAGATGCATTAAATCTAAATGATGCTGTTGGTGATAATGTTTCTGAATAGTCATTGTAAGCATTATTAAATCTTACAATTGGCTGAACCATACCAGCACCAGCTTGAACTGGAACCGTTCCAGCTGCCCAGATATTTGAAATTACTGTTCCATCAATTGCTGAGTATCCATTTACAAAGAAATCAGCAACATTAAATCTATATGTATCTCCAGTTGTTCCGCTATCTGCAAGTACCCATTGAGTAGGAGTTGCTCTATTTCCAGTAGTAGTTCCAGTTGCTACCTGAGATCCATCTAAATAGTAATAGTATGTGTTTATAGAATGGTTGTATCTAATTACAGCTAAGTGCCATGCATTATCATTCATATCTGCAGTGCCTGTATATGTGTATGCATTACTACTTGTGCTTAAACTGAAATAAGCTTTTTTGTTTCTAATTTCAATAGAGGTTGCTGCACCAGAACTACCATTCCAAGTAACAATTGATTTATTGTTTGTTCCAAGAGTTGTTGGGAATTTAAACCAGATACCATATGCAAAGTTTCCATCTGACATTTCTGTTGTATAAAGCATTGGAGAAGCTGATGAATTAGAAACCATTGAACCAAGAACACTTGTTGCTCCAAGTTCTAGGGAATTACCTCCAACTGGACCGTTACCAATTTGTGCTTTAACAGTTCCAATTCGTCCAAATGCTGTAGCCTGATATGTTCCGCCAGAACCTGAATTTTGAATAATATTAGAGTCAAACTCAAACCATTGCTCAAGGCTTAATGAAGCAAGGTAATTTCTAAGCATAGATGGTGTATTAAAGTTAGATACCCCAGCATTTCCAGCCAATGCTGATGCTGTAGCAGGTGATGCTGAATGTGTTGAATCAAGAATTAAAGTTGGCTGTACAGATAATGCTGATGCTGTTACTGGAGTAGGTTCAATTAATATTCCAAATCCAGCACCATTATGTTCTGAAATTGTTGTAGATGAAAGAGTCGTATTAAATACTGCTAATTCATCAAATTTACCTTTAGCACCATTTCTAGTTGTTCCACCTGTTGTTTGACGCATCCAGTATTTAACCTGAGAATCCATTGATAGGGATGCTGGTGAAGTTGCTGTATCTACTAAAGATCCGTCATAATAAAGTTTAAGATTTGTTGTGTCCATCGTAACAGCAAAATGATGCCATACATCATTTGTTATTGTTGTTCCAAGATCTACTTGAACTCCATTAAATAATGCAAATAAAGTTTGATTTTGTAATGCTATACCGTTTCCAGATGTTCCAGTATGAAATAACCAGTTTATACTAGATGATATATCTCCTGAAGCAACTTTAAACCAACCTGTTATAGAAAATGTTCTATCATCAAATGTTGCTGTTGAATCTGAATATTCAAATCCGTATGCAGATCCAGTATTTGATCCAACAGTCATATATGCGCTATTTGAAACACCGCCTGTTGAACTAAATGTATTTAATGATCCTGTTGTGATTGTTGGAGTGCGTGAACCTGTATTGTTAACGCCACTTGCATTATTTTCAAAATACAGTACTGGATTATCTTGGGCTACTCTAGCTGAATATAGGGACATAAAAATAGGCTGCGGTTAGGCAGCCTTAACTCCAATCAAAATTTTGTCTGCTGGGATTGATGAAATACTTCCGCCATTAATTGTAATAGAAGGAGTAAAGGTGAGGTCGGAAACCACTGGAGAAAATGTATCACCAGAAAGGATCTCGACAGTGGTCTTGACTACGACTGCACAAGCGTTTGCTTGGAGTGCGCCGACCTCAACCTTTACGTCCATTAGCGTGACCTTACGCTACTGTGATTCGAACAATACCAGTCGAATCCCATGTGATTGTAAAGTTACCATTAGTTGAAGACTGGTCTGAACCGAAGTCTACGTAACCAATGAGAGCTGATGTGCTTGCTGTACCTGTTGAATCATAAACAACCGCATAGCGAGCTGTGATTGTTGATGATGACCATGTTACATCTGCAGCATCAAGTACGATTACGTTTGTAGCTGAATCGTATGTAGCTGTCTTAGAAGCTAATGTTGCACCACCAGATGTGTAGCCTGTACCTGTAACTTCGTATGTTGATACGTCGTTGAAGTAATCATGAGCATCCTGATCTGGAGTGTATGATGATGAAAGTAGAGCAACCTTGATTGTGTCAGAGTCGAAATCTACTTCCTTATTAAGTGCCTTAAGTAGGAAATTACCGTATAGTTTAGATGCCATTAGTTATTTCCTCCTTATGCCGATGTCTTCTCGATAAGTGCAAAGCCTGCAGCTCTAGCAACTTCGAACGCACGACGTGCACGAACCTTAAGGAGAACACCATCTGTATCAAATTTAGCATCCTTAGAAACCATTGACTCAATACCAGCACGAACACCGTTAACCATAAGGTCAGTGTTACCTACGATAAGAAGTGAGTTTCCTGAAGGTGCAGCAGTTGCTGCTGAAGATGTCTTAGCACCTGTTGACAATACTACTGGGTATCCAAATAGTGTTGCTCCACGAGATCCAAGTGGATCCTGAAGAATTGGGCGGTTATTGTCATCAACAAGACCACGAAGAGTTGCTAGGAACTCTGGGTGCATGATGAATGCTGTCTTTGATGGATCAAAGTATTCAGATTGTTCAATCTTTGAAAGAACCTGGTTAAGATCATCAAATGTTACTGCTCCAGCTGTCTGGATACGGTTTGAAGCTGAGTTGTAATCAGCAATTGATTTATACAAAGATGTATAAGGAGCTGTATCTGTTCCGTCAGCTGCTACTGTAACACCAAGGCATGCATTGTCAAATTTCTTTGCCCAGTTGCTTGCCCATTGTGTCTTGTATGTGTTAAGTACATCTACGAACGAATCATTAAGATCTTCTTCTGAGATGTGCATAATCTTTGCCCATTTACGAGCTGTTAATGTGATGTCATCAAGTGTAACTGATGCTTCACCAATTGTTGCGCCTTCTGCATATACGTTTGGAGCATCGCCAACAAAGCGTGGAACACGCTTTACTGATGTTGCCATTGGCTCACGACGTGCTTGGCTTTCAACTGCAGAGTTCTGCAATGCTGCCTGAACAACGTTTGAGCTGTGCTCTTCAACGATATAACCATTGGCGACTGTTAATTCTGTTCTTGCCATGTTTTTATATCCTCTTCTTGTTAGTTAGATTTGTTTTTGCTTGAGATTAAAATATTCGTCCGAATATATTAGATTCGCAAGCCTAAACGTCCATCTAGCTTGCATACTCCAATTATACAGTATTTTAATCTCCTAGTACATATTTTGCTTGTAATTCAGTTGCAGATAATGGTGTATCAACGTGTGAAGATACTCCAGAATCCGCTCTGCCACCAACAATCTTTTTTGGATCAAATAATTCTGGGAAATCATTTCTTAAATCTGCCAATTGATTATCTAAACCATTTATTTCAAAATCGTCAGTTAATTCTATTTCCGAGGTCTTGATGTATTTTAGAAGTTTATCAGCATTAGGTACCCCATTTTCAAGTAGAGATCTAATTATCTTGTCATTCTTCAATTTAGTCTGTACCAAGTTAGCCTTTTCTCTAGTAACAGCAATTTCTTGCTCTATGGCTTCCTTTTCCATTCTAAAACGCTTTGCATCATTTTTTGCTCGTTCCAATGCAGCTAATACTGCTACTGGGTCTTTGATCTCTGTAGACGTACCTTCTACGAGTTCTGTGTTTTCCATTTTATCTCCTAATCGTCCAATTAAGGATTATTCTTCCCAGGAACCTGTTTCCTGGCCAAGAGCATTTGCTCTTTCCGCTGCCTGATTTTTCAGGGCGTAATTATGTGCGTTTACTATCTCAGATGTTGGAACTGGTGGTAGTCCTTGCTGTGCTTGTGACTCAGTAACAATTGCTTCTGCAATCTCTGGGTCATATCCAGCCTCAAGAAGAATCTGGTAGAGTCCAACTCCAACTGACTTCTTACGAACTGCTATGTCCCAATTGTCTAATGAGTCAATTGATTCTGCATTTTCCCACTTGATTTCAACATCGTTAGGAAGGCCTTCAACTTTGAACATAAACTTAAATAAGTCTCTCCAAGTTGATCCAAATGCCAGCTGGCGATTTACGACCTTCTTAAATAGTGGAGCTTCAGCTACACGAAGTGCTTGACCTGATGGAAGTGATGCTCCTCTCATGAAGTAATGTGTTGGTGTATTTGTAATAGATGCCATTGCATTTACATATTCAATAACTGGATTTGTAAATATTCCTGGATCTGCCGCTGGGAATTGTCCAACTGATGAGACACCTTGTAGATACCAAAGTTCTCCTGGACCATTTCCTAATGCAGCAAGATTTTCTCTGGCTGTATCGTCATCAGAAAAGTCATCAAACTCATTTGAGTTTCCGCCAGTAGCCAAAGCATAACGCTGTGGAGCACCCTGATAGTCAACAGTCAACATGTGAGTTGAAATCAACTTGTTAATAGCATCTTGTGGACCAAATGCATCTGCATGCTCTGGGCGACCAAATGGCTTATGTGTGCGGAAGTGGAACACAGGAATTTCACCCCATGGATTTGGGATAACTTCTAGTGGAGTTACATTTAACTGATGTGAAACAAGATCAATGTCTCCAGTTCCTACATACTTCTCAATACGATCTGGGTAATACATATTTAAATAAAGAAACTTTTGATTTTCCTGTACAACCTGCCATAGTTTAGCTGCATATTCCTTTTTACGAGGATTCTCTTGGCTGTAAACAACGCATGTTGTCATTGGTGAATTATAATCAATAGCCATTGTGCCGTCTTCATCTGGCCACACAATTGCGTATGAATCACCATAGATCAATGCATTGCGGTGAATTTCATTAATATCTAGTTTAATGTCTGACTGTTC